CAATTTTGACCAACGAGGCACCGATTATGATGCATTGATGCTAAAACAGGTACAGGACTGGGTAGGGGAGAAACAGGATGAAGGAAATACATAAAAAAATACTGATGTTTGCAAAGCAATATATGCTGGAGCATGATTATCCACCCACAACCAGGGAAATAGGAGAGGGCGTTGGATATACGTCAAGCTCTACAATTTGGGGGTATTTGCGTGATATGAGGGACATTGGCCTGATTAATTACACAGAAGAATGCCCTAGAACTATAACAATTCCAGGGATGCATTATACGGATACGCAAGATAACATCACAGAAAGGGGAAAGCAAAATGCCGGATAATAAAATAAAGAGCCAATATTTGGAAAACTCAGAGCGTCAGAGAATGGCTGCCATCAAGGATATGGAGCGTAATCCATCCCCTATGACAAAAGCATTTTTAAGACCCGCTTATGATAGGACGGAGGCGTGTCCAATTTGCTGTAGACGGCCTAGTAAGGCAAACACAAATTTAGCGGAGGAGGCAGAGGGATGAAGGCAATGTTAGAAATAGAAAATATGCCAGATAGCTGCTATGATTGCCCATGCTGCTCCATTGATAAGCAATGTAAGGCCAAAGAACACAAAGACATACCAAATGTGTTTCGTGTAAGGCCGGAATGGTGTCCGCTCATAGTGGAAGAGGAAGGAGAAACATGGGAAGAGAATTAAAACGAGTGCCATTAAATTTTGATTGGCCTCTTAATACAATATGGTATGGGTATTATTGCAGCTATTGCCATGATAATAGTGCGGGAGGATGCGAGAATTGTAAGCGTTTTGCAACTTTGAAAGGGATTGGTTTTACAGAGTATGGTTGCCCGGATTTTGAACCGTATACAGGCCCGCCAAAAGGAGATGGTTTTCAGCTTTGGGAAACTACAACAGAAGGTAGTCCAGTAAGCCCGGTTTTTGAAACACTGGACGAGCTTTGTGAATGGTGTGAAAGTAACTATACGGTTTTTGCTGATATAAAAGTCAGTAAAGAACAATGGAAAGAAATGCTGGATGCTGGTTTTGTATATGGAAAGGTAGGAAATGCAATATTCATCTAAATCGAAATTTGAGTGATTAAGAAGGGAGGCCGGAGCGGTGGCCACCGTGACAGGATATCCTGGCTCCTTTTTGAAAAATGGACTTAGAAAAAAAAGGCAATAGAACGAATTAAGATGGCATCAGAAATGTCCCTGCATCATTATGGGAAGCCATTGGTATGTACATACAGCGGGGGTAAAGATAGCGATGTAATGTTAAGATTATTCAGACGATCAGGAGTACCATTTGAAATTGCCAATAGCCACACTACTGTAGATGCACCACCAACAGTAAAGCATATACGAGAGGTATTTGCAGAATTGGAATTGCAGGGAATTAAGTGCAGCATTGATTATCATATACAGCCAAATGGAAGCAGGACCACGATGTGGAATTTAATTCCAAGAAAGCTCATGCCGCCCACCAGGCTGGTGAGATATTGCTGTTCTGTCCTGAAAGAAACATATGGGAAAGAAAGATTCATTTCGACAGGTGTTCGATGGGATGAAAGCACAAAGCGAAGAGAATGGGGGAGTATATCAGCACCAAGTATAAGACTCCACGCAACGGATGAAATTATGCTGATGAATGATAATGACACCAAGAGGAAACTTATTGAGCAGTGCGACCTAAAAGGAAAAATGGTTGTAAACCCCATTATTGACTGGACTCACAGAGACGTATGGGATTACATACAGTCGGAACATATTGTCACCAATGCGTTATATGAATGCGGCTATGATCGAGTCGGTTGCATTGGTTGCCCTATGGCAGGTAAATACAGATGGAAAGAATTTGCTGATTTTCCGACATATAAAAAGGCATATATTTTAGCGTTCGATAAAATGCTCGAAGAACTAAAAAGACGAGGGAAAAATATAGTACGGAAGAGTGGGAAAGAGGTATTTTCCTGGTGGATGGAGGACAAGAATATAGAGGGACAGATGAACCTTTTTGAGGATGGGTTTGTTTCTGACAATTAACATTTCGGCAGAGAGCCGGTAGAAAGGAACTGTTATGAAATACCACGGTACTAACAATGCCAGAAAAATGCATGGGTTGCCTTTATGGCGAAAGAAAGACAAAAGAAAGCGATTTTATACCAGAAACAATTAGGATTTTTCCGGGAGAACCGGAGGGAAGGACATTATGGACGGATTGAAAGTTAAATACAATGTGTATAAAGTATCGGATAACAGCATCGTGGATGAGTGTTTTGTGCTTCGACCGGACAGGGACCCGGCGGCAAAGGCGGCTTTATTGGCCTATGCGGATGCCACAGATAATGTAGCCCTGGCGGACGATATTCGCAGGTGGATGGATACAATAAATTAAAATTTGAGGGAGAAAAAATGAGCAATGATTTAATCAGCCGTGAGGCTCTGTACAATGAAATTGTAAGGTTAGAAGAATTAGCCAGAAACAGGGTTCGTGATACTCCATCATCAAGCCCTTGCTATATGCGATATGTGGCCCAGCTTAACGAAAGAACAGCTTTAAAACAATTAGTTATTGATGCGCCTGTGGCTTATCCACTTCCGTAATATTAAGATTTTGAGGTGAAAGAGATGGTGAAAGTAATTAAGTATGGCCAGAAGCGCCGAGTAACATGCAATCACTGTGGAGCAGTATTGGAGTTTGACAATAATGATTTGGAAACTTATCAGGTAGACTGGAATGAATGGGAAAAACGTATTAAATGCCCAGCTTGCACTGAGACTGTAACTGTAAGTTAATATTAGCAGCCGACTGCTGAGTGTCGGAGAAAGAGGAATACATGATGAAATTATTTAAAAATATTGATGACAAGTTAAAAGAAATTGGATTTACAAAGGTATCAGACGATGAATACGGAGCCTGTTACGAAAGATACAATAAAAAATATAAGTATACACAATGCGTTGATTTATTACATAAAAAATCAGGTAAACACATTATTCAGTCATATGATAAAGATTTGATGGACAATAAGAAGATTGGTAACACCTGTGCCGGACTTACATATTACGAAATGAAGTTATTTATGAAAAAAATGAGAAAAATTGGGTTGGTAAGTAAGTCATCATTGACACATTAAACTGACATTTGTGATACGAAGGGAGGTACCTAATTGAGAAAGAAAGCAGACAGTAAGCAGGCTAAGGCCAACAAAACTTTACGGGCATCAGCTGTAGCGGCTTTGGCGGAATCAGCCATCCGGGTACATGGTCCGTCAGGATGCCGGTCTATGCATACACCAGCCTGTGCCCGGTTCCGGGACTGCGCCGGCTGCCGAAGGGAGTGATGGAGGGTATTGAGTTGGATGCAAGTGCAGCTTCTTGCGATTAAATTAATATTTTGAGAGGTATGTATGGATAAAGATTTTTCAAAAGGATTTATGCTTGATATAGCAGATTTGTTGGAAGGTTGTGTAGAAAATAATACAGATAATGTCGATTTGATTTTTACTTTTAGAGATAAGGAATTGAGCGTGAATATTGCATTTTCAATTAAACAAAACTGACATTATTAGAATTTGATGGAGGCGTAAGATGGAGATAAGCATTTTTGAGCGAAATGGGAAGACATGGACAAGATTTAAAGTCAAAGTAACAAGTTTTTATCATCTAAAACAGTGAAATTTGGGTTTGCACATTGACAACAATATATTGGTTAGTGGATAATAAGTTTTGGAGGTGATACCTTGAGATTGATTGATGCAGACTCATTAATGATACGGCTCGAAAAACATTACAAAGAATGCGAAAGCAGTTACGAAAAAACGCAAGGTGATGCTTGGCTATATATGATGCAAGCATATTCCAAGGCAGTAAAAGAAGTCAATGAAAGTGAGACTGTAAGAACCACTGACCAATAACGGTTGGTGGTTTTTATTTTGAAAAACTGAAATAAATTGTGATTGAGGTAGAAAACGAAAGTTAAGCTAATGATATAGCGGCAACGATGGACGGGGAAGACATTGCAGAGAATGACCCGCATGAGTATGCTATATGGAATGTAACCCCATTAACTTAAAACTTTTGGGAATAAAAAAGAGCCTTGCGGCCCTGCCCGACGTTTTACAAAGGTGAGGAATTGCAACCTCACAAGGGTCTACTGGCGGCTTTGCGTTCCCTATTATTTAAATTGATTATAGCATTTTTTTGAGAATTACACAATAGCAATATTAGAATTTAAACGTACATTGAAAATTTAATATTGATTAGTGGAAATAAAATGTTGACATTGGGTGTACCCTATGTTATAATAAAGACAGTTAGGAAACATATTA